CACATCTTCGCCTCCGCTGATTCCACCACAGGCTCGGCATTCTTGCCTTCTTTGCGTGTTTTTGGGCTGTTTGAGCCACTTTTACCCTTGCCTGTGAGTTCATAGTAGCGATGCCACGCATAGCCCCTCATTTTGGGCGTTATACCAATAGTGCCACCCTCATTGTGAATTTGAGCATAGACCACATCATTGAAGATGGTAACTTTGGCTACGCTGGGGGTGTAATTGATAGAACTATATAGGTGCTTGCGTGAGGAAAGCAATGTTCCATACTTTGAGTCTGCCCCTTGCCCGCCTGATGATAGACGCTTGGATGGAAGCCAAGGTTGTAGCCCTCCATTGACAAATCCACCTTTCGTGAAGTTATCCTTGAAGTGCTGCGTGGCAGTCTTGCCCGCATAGATGGGTAGCTTGCGGCTGATTAGTTGCTCAACCCCTCGCACAAATCGTTGTATGTCTTTTTCAATTCTATCTGCCATTTTGAGTATTATTCAAATGCCGTTCAAACAGCGTTCAAACGAGGATTGTAAAATTATTCTTTCCAAAGTTTTGTATTTTGGAATGTTTTGTGCTATCTTTGTGGTCGAAGGCGGGTTAGGGGCTTTGCTCGTAACTTATCGCAAACGCCTTAGCCCCGCTTCGGCGGGGTTTCTTTTTATGGCTCAAATTCTATCAAATCTCCCTCGATAACACAAAGGATAGATTCAATAGTTTGTGTACGACCTCGCAGGTCGCTGGTATATTGTCTCCAACCTTGACGAACTCTATCCTCTGAATATCTCGACCTCTCGTGGAAGTACAATACAACGCATTTGGCTCGTTGGTCGCACGCAGCACTAAATTTGTTTTTAATAGTGTATTTACCTGTACCTTCGACAGCCTTAATATCCATCAGAATATCATTTAGCGAACCATCTGGGGTTTTAACACCCTTTTCTGCATGCTCTGATTCTAATAGCACCCGATATCCATTTTTACGGAGTGCTTCTACCGCCAATCTCTCATATTCGCCACGAGGAATACCAAAGCAACCCTTTACGGGGTCAAAGTTGTGCTCTCGGTGTACTGCACTCAAACCTCCACTCTTGCGGTCAATCTTGACATCGGTGTAGTTCTCATCAGCTCGCAGACGCTCATACTCCTCAATAACGGGAGCCAACTTCGTTCCCTTGATAGCCTTGATGATGTTGGCACACTGATAGCAGTTTTTCTGCTTGTTGGTAAACAGTCGCAGTTGCACACTCTTGAATGCACAGTGGTCGCAGTCGCTCGGAAAATATGGGTGGTCATTGGAGAATATCTGCCCTGTTCTGGCTGGATTGCCACCCAATCCCGCTGACGGTTTGATACTCTCCTCCCCGATGCCTGTGTTGTCAGTAGGTTCCTCGTCTGTTGCTCTCCAATCGCACTGACAGCCCCACTCATCACCCGGTTTGTGCTTCTCCCAAAATGGGTCATCAATAGGCCAGATGCGGTGGTAGAATGGCATGTGCGACTCACGAGGGTTTACTGCTGTTGATGGCAGCCACTCGATGTTCGGGAACACATCAGCCTCATCCATAAATTGACGCATCTCGGCGGCACGATGGGCACGCTTTACAGCGGTATCAAATTCGGTGCGTAGCCAACGCCCCACCTGATGGTCCACGATATCCTTTGTGTCGGCTTTGAACTGCTCAAACGATTTGAGGTTGCCATCTTCGTCTAACATACGAGCAGCGATATCCCTGCCCATACGGTGGACCTTGAACGCTGACCACACCTCGGCATTGTTTTTCAGTTCTTGGGCGAAACTGCTACCGCCAGCTGGGGCATCGTAGCCGATATCGATAGCGTTGCTTACAATGCGCTGCACCTCCGAGAATAGTCCCGCATCAATTGTCGTGCGTGTATTGATACGCTTCGACAGAATGTTGCGTAGTGCCTTCTCTATGATTGCAGAGTCGAATGTGAAGCTACTTCGGGCGCCCTCGTTGTCGGCAGCATCTCGGTATAACTCATCGACTACCAATCTAAATCCGCCCCCTCGCTGTCGGGGGCTTCTCCAAAAAAACTGCGAAGACGGTCTATGAATTTGCGGTCTTCGTTTTTCTTGGAGGTTGATTTTTTGCCTTTGGGCTCGGTACTCTCGTCTCCATCAGCGTCAGGGTCCTCGGTTTTATCCTCTTTTTTGCCCTCTCTGATAGCTGCGGCTGTTGCCTGTGCTTGCTCCTTGATTTGGTCGTAGTTATCAGGCTTTGGAATACCGAACTCCTCATATAGATAGTCATCGGATATAGGCAATCCCGCCTCCTGTTTCAGTCGGCAAACGATTGTAACCTGTTGTGCAGGATCCTTCTTCTTTGGCGGCACAAAAGCGAACTTACCGCCCTTGGTGTTGATACCGAGAGCGGCGAAGATGTCGCACACCTCATAGTTGAGAATGTCGAGGATCTGACGCTTAATGAAGAAGGTGATATCGACCTCGCCCTCCTGTTGTACAGTGCCGAGTGCTTGCGTACCCTTGTCGCCCGCCTCGGTGGTCAGGGTATTACCATTTACCGCCTTACTTATCTCATTGTTGCAATATGTAGCAAGCCCGCTATACATATCGCCAGCTCCGGAAACATTACCTGTCTGTATGAGGTTGATTTTGGTTCCATCGGGGTGGATTATGACACCAGCCCCGCCCATACCGTAGATGTCCTCAATTAACTTCTCGCGAGCCTTCTCATCCCACGCATCATAGGTACCCTCTCGGATAGGTCGCCCGAAAATCTCGGCGAGCTCTGCCCAATCGGATACATTGTTTCGTTTGAGGATTACCCAGAAGGCGCAGACTGCAAGGTCGCCGATTTGTCGAGGGTCTCCAACATACAACAGGTCGGAGAACTCCTCCCAGCTCTCGCCTCGGAGGTCTGTCGGGTTGCGGAGAATCGTGCGGTTGATTGGGTCCACATGTTCCCTTGGAATTAGGTCGTACTTAACCCAACCCTTATCGTCTTTGTAGAATTGGAACAACGAGCCCCCGACACCTTCCCACTCGTGGTCGATTAAGTCCTCAATAAAGTGGTTGAACCAAGGAGAATTGATATGCTCCTGCATCTGCTCATCAACCTCGCCATCACGCAGGAACTGAATCGGCGTTGAAAGTATAGCAGCCTTCTGCTTGCGGAGTACCGCAAACAGATGGGAGTCTGTTTTGACATCTTTGTAGAGGTCGATGAGCTTCTTACGCTGGGGGTAGTCGATTAACTCCGCTTTGCGTATTGCTGTCATATATTCGGACACATCGAGTCCACCTCGGCGGGTGGGCTGAAGTACGATGGTCTGTGTTGGGGTACGCCCCACGCTGCCACCTGTCGTGATGCGCTTATTGTGCTTCTTATTCTTTGCCATAGTTAGATGTTGTTATTTCGTTTTCGGTTACTGCGTATCTGAAACTGCGAGGCGGTATCCATAACCTCTCCTTCTACTTCGGGAAGCCCATCGACTGTGATATCGCCTTTGCGTATTCCTTTGAGCCACTCGATAGCACGCTCATATCGTTCAACACGAATCTCCGACATCATACGAGGATTGTGTATGCAAAATAGATGGTATATGGCGATGTCGATAGCCATCATCAGCACCAACTCATTGCGCTCCTTGCCCTCGGCAGAGAATACTTTGTCGCAGTCGTAGCGGCGAGACATATAGCCTCGCATCTCGGCTATGGCTCTATCCTCTACGACCTCAATGATGGCGCTGTCGGAGCGTATAACAGCGTCTAATATCTCCTGATGTATGGAGGCGTTATAGTCCTCCGTAGTAATGAAGTTTGCCATTATTGTCTGTATTTATTGCGTTTTGCTATTGTCTTGTACGATGTTGTGTGTATAGGGTGCATCTGCCCGATTTTGTCATCGATAAAGCGATTGCCACCCTCTACGCAGTCCACACCGTCAGCGTGGAATTTGAGCGACATTGAAAAGAATTTGAACTCCTCTTCGAGTCCCTGCATATTCGGGTCGTTCTGTTCTGCCTCGTTGAGTACCAGCAAGCCCTCTCGGTTAAGGGGTTCAAGGTTCGCCTCGATACGCAGAGCTTTGTCGGTCTTCTTTTTCTCATCAGGTATGACCGAGATGTTGATGCCCAACTCCTTGCACTTGGCGGCTAACACCTTCTTGAATACCTGTTGGAAAAATGGGTCCTGCAGGGAGTTGTTCTCCTGCACCAAATAGATGTTACGCTGCCCCTTCATAAGTGCGTGTAGGTACAGCGTAAAGTAGTGCGTTACGAACTCATCAGTGGTCATCTTGCCGAGGAAGCCTTTGATGACATAAAGAGTGCGGTCCATCTTGCCGAGTAGCCACATTGCTTTAAGCGACCCCTTCTTGTTCTTGGCAGAGCCTTTCGCCTCTGATGATGTCGGGTCGGCATAGATACACAGGAACGGGAACTTGCGTAGTGGTGGCACCTTGCCCCACTTGACCGTTGAAAAGATTTTGCCCTCGACAACGGGGTTATTGAAATACTCCCCTTGTATTGTTTGAGTGCTTATCTTCGAAAGTATGCGATCAATCATATCCTCGGTGTTCTTGGTTGGCCAAGTGCTTTTGCCCTCGTCATCTCGGATATTGACAATATCCCAATGGTCTGCTTTTTCTCCTGCCCTCACAATACAACAATCCTCTGCGATGATATTACCGCAGAATATGATTAGTGTGGGCTCTGATACCGAGCGTGTCGGGTACAATGCGCGTTCCCACCAATTCCATTTTTTCTCCAATACATCAGGGTTAAGACACGCTTCGTCTGTATCGAAGTCATCTACAAGCAGAATATCAGGGCGTTTGGCTTCGTTTCGGGCTCCACGAGGTTTATCCCCAGCTCCGAGTCCTGTGAATGATGCCCCTTGTTTGGTCTTGAATTGAAGTTCCGACCAATCGTCTATGCTCTTCTGCTCCCCGTACAACTGTATGAGTCGGCGGTTACTTTCGAGGTTGGCTCGGTAAGGTGCAAGCAATTTTCCCGCTGCTATTTGTGTGGCAGCGGCTAACATTATAGTATTCTTACGCTTGGTCAGTACCAAATAGAGCACTACGAACATTACGATGGTACTCTTTGCCAACTCTCGGCTCCACGACAATACCTCATACCATTCTGGGTTGTTGATGAGTCGCTTGATGGCTTTGATATGGAACGGGGCGA